CTCTTTTGCGCGTGATGTAGGGCATGAGGTTAAACCGGAGGAATGCACCGAGTCTACAGCCTTCACCTCTTATGGAAAGGAGTTGTGGTATAAAGGGAGAGTTCTAAGCACCTCACTTAAGTCTATAACCAGAATGATCCCTTCTACAACGTCTGATTCCCCGAGTGCCTTCCAGATGTTATCCAACATTTCTGCAGCCGGATCAGCAAGTACTGATCGTGCCCCAGACACTCACTACCCCTTTATCTTCACGAAATTGATTGAAAACCTCTTCATAAGACGTGAGCTACGAAGATCCATCCTGCATGAATCGGCCTTTAAGGACTCCCTAGGGGGCCTCTTAACATCGGATCAGACACTCCGCTGGCCCCTTCTTCTTTCCTTAGTCCCTCTCAACCTAGGGGGACTTCCTGTATCTACTATCTCGGAATTCCTCCATCGGGGACATCCGGACCCTCTCATGTCATCTCTAGCTTCCTTGAAGATGTTCTCTTCTATTCCGGTGATTTCCCGATACTTGGATCTCCTCGAATCCGGAGCACTGCTCGAGTCAGGGTCCGACATTGACAGAACCGGGTTGGTCATGGACCCCTTCTCTATCCCTCTAAGACGACCAGCACCTCCTGCTGCACGGGTTAGTGCTAGGGTGAGATCGACCCTTATCAACATCACAAAGAACGAGGATTTCAAGATGCTCGTGAAACGGGATAAAAACTCTCGTGACCCATTCATTCAGGACGTCCTTGATATGAAGCCATTCTACCCGAAGCTTGCCCACGACATTTACAAGTCCTCCATATTCGGTGTCTGCGATGGGTTCGCAAAGAGGTTCACCAACACGAGGACTCTTTTCGCAATCTCTCGGAAGGAGGACAAAGATCTGGCTAGTCTATCTCTCTCCTTCGATAAGAGTTTTATACAAGACACTTACAAATGGATGGCTTTGGTCTATAAGATCAAGCCTACCTCCAAGGACTGGTCTTCTTCTCTGACATGTTACAATCTCGCCTTAAAACTCCGGGACTCGTGGAACATGGGGAAGATGGTTGGAGTAACAGTTCTTAATCCTTTAGATTTCGGTATGATTATTAGAACTCCAAGCGGAGGAGAACTGGTTGCAGAGGC